TGGCCGACGCGATGAGTGTCACTGCTATTGACGACACCGCGGTTAAGGAGAAGGTCGCGTCCCTGGGCGGCTTAATCGAGGACGTCGCGCTTAAGCCCGAAGACATCGCTGCCGCTGCAAAAGCTGCATATGAAAATATTAGTGAGTTTAAGCCAGCTGCAGTAGAGGCAGATAGGGCCATGGGAGCATTTGTCACAAACTTTATCGCCGCTATGACGAGGATGGGAGTAAAAAGTGAAGACTCGGCAAAGTTGCTTGATCAGTTTGATAAAGTTTTTGGCGATTCTACAGTAGGCGCTGTTAACAGTCTGAAGCAAGTAAGCTCTATTGCTGACTCTTTGGAGATATCACAAACTCGGGCCATTACAAACCTATCAAGCAACATGAATGTCTTTGCTCAATACGGCGACGACGCCAAACGAGTATACGCCGAAATGGAAGCACAATCTCTGGCTACGGGTATAAGCGTAAATCAGCTAGCCACCTACGCTGAGAAAATGGACACCTTCGAAGCAGCTGCACAGATGACACAACAATTTAACTCTGTGCTGGGCGACACTTATCTTAATTTTGAAGAGCTGGCCACGGCCAGCCATCCGGATAAAATTAAACAGATACAAGATGCGTTTGCTGAATGGGGCGGCGAATTTAACGACCTAGATCGCTTCCAGAAAAAGGCGATTATGAATTCATTGCAGCTGACTGATGTCGAGCAAACAGCCAGATTGTTAGAAGGCGACAAAGGCGATATATACGAGATTAAAGCAGCTAAAATAGACATGACTGTTAAGTCCCAGGGAGCATTACAAAAACAAGCCGAAGGTACTCTAACAACGATGGAAGGCGTAACCAAAAGTGTATCCCGACAAGCCGGCGGAGTCAAGCAGCTTATTGATACAACTAAAGGTTGGGGCCTTGAAGCTGGGAAGATAATAGGAAGTGTGCTTAAAAATGTTGATACAATGGCCGGCACCACAGAGGCGAAGATGCTCGGCGCTAACATGGCACTTCAAGAAATGATAGGAGCAACAGGAGACCTCGGGTCGGCCATCGCGGAGCTAGACCTGGGAAAGCTTGCCACCGCCGGCGGTAAATTTGTTTTGATGGGTGGCGCCGGCTACGCGGCTCAAACTACGGGCATCGCCCGCACCGCCGCTGAGATGGCGGAGAGCTATTTAAAACCAGCGCCACCAGATACGCGCACCCCAATATCCCAAGGCGGCCATGGCGACGAGACAACAGGTGAAGCTGGGTTTTCTGATCAAGTCTTGGCTTCTGTACAAGAATTAGTTGGTGCTATGAAAGCAGGCACTCCTATCGAAATTACAACAAACTTACAGTTAGACGGAAAAACAATAGAGTCGATAACACAAAGGACCTCCGCCAAGGCCGTTACAGCTGTCAAAGAAGAGATGAAAAGAAAAGCTCTCGGACTAGGACCATCACGATAATAAGGAACAACGGCAATGCCTAAATTTTTTCAAACAGAAATAGCAGCTTATGGAGGTGAAAAAAACACTTTCAAAAATATTAAATTTAAAAAACGTGATTTCAACAATAGCCCCCCCGCGAAGTCCGGAACTATATTAGAAATTATTCCAGTTCATATTAAAAATCCTCCAGTTATACAATTTCTAGCCTATCTGGACAGGATTAACGATAATTTTGGAGCCGGCTACACGGCAAAACAACCATATGGTAGAACTGACCCATACTACATTTGGAAGAACAACAAACGTTCTATAAGGCTATCGGTTTCTTTACCGGCCAGCTCTTTGGCGGCCGGCCTAGATAACTTAAATAATTTAAGTTGGTTTCTCGCTGCTCAATACCCAACTTATAAAGATAGAAATACGTCCACGTCGGTTGCAGCTTCTCCTCTTTTTAGAATAAGGTATGGTAATATAATTTCTTCAATGTCGGGAGGGGGACAAGGAGTGCTAGCTGTGATTAACGGTGGTGTGAGAGTGACACACGATATGAAAGAAGGCGTCCTGGCTGCCGTTCCTTTTGGCATGGCCGCCGGCGGCGGTAATACTGCTGGGTCCTTAATAAAAGCAGCGGGGTTTGACAACATTGTTAGAGAAGGAGAAAAAATATTAATTCCAAAGTTAATAAAACTTGGATTTGGATTTGAAGTACTTCATGACCATTCAATGGGGTGGGATCAGCAAACTGGCAATTGGCGCGGAAGCTGGGCCGCGCCCGGCTTCCCATACAAGTTCGGGCTACAGCGTGACACACAAGACGAGCCTAGTTTGAGCGAGTCTGGAGGAGTTAGAGAAGACGCTAACACTCCTGCCACACCAAATGTTAATGGCCCACCGCCAGGAAGTCCTCAGGAGCAACAAAGTAAAACAGGGACACAAGAACTATTAAGCTAGGAGCTGACGACCAAATACAGGGGCAAGAGAAGACAATATTCAGGGAATAAATAAATTATGAGATATAAAAATCAAAAAGTGTTTGTTAACGATGCAGAAGCTTATAAAAGGTATCTTAAGCCTCGCGGCCTAAAACAGATAAAACAATATAATACGCCTAAAATGTTTTACCCCTCGGACGTCCAGGCTGCCGAGAACTTTACAACAATTAGTTATATTTGGGGCATCGGAGATAAATATTATAAACTAGCAGATGAGTTTTATTATGATCCTACCATGTGGTGGGTGATCGCTTTTTATAACCAAAAACCAACGGAATTTCATGTAAAATTAGGAGATATCATTTTTATACCATCTCCTTTAGAATCTATTTTATATAGTATAGGATACTAACATGGCGCAAGATATTACAAGCCCTGGTGGGGAGACCGAGCTAAGCACTAAAAAGCCTGGTGCTAAAATACGTGATAAAAAATACGCAACAAACGATAATAGAGACCGGGAGAACATTGAACAATATATTTTAAGTCAAAATATTGATAAGGCTCACAACTATTATCAAACCAGAAAAGACCTTTTTAATTATCAAACGTACAGGCAAGTGAATGGTAACGGCACACAGTTAGTTAACAAACTAAGGGGCATTGATAATGTCGGTGTTTTTTATAATATAAAGACCTCGACTTTATCACTTATGCAACCTAAAATAAGAATTTATAAAGTTAACTACGAGGAAACAGTTTATTCAGAAGACGGTGTCCCAGACGAAGGAAAAACAGAGGTGTTACCACAGCCTTGTTACAAAGAATTTAAGTTTTCTGATAGTTTTGGAAGCGAAGCAGCAACTAGTGTACAGGATTATTTAAAGTACGAAAGCACAAAGCCTAATTGGAGAAATGTTGGATTAGAATCTTTTTCTATTGAACAAAGTGGTAAAGTTTTAGGCATCTTAGAGCAGAACATAGCTTGTGTGATGAAATTATCTTTTAAAGCTTTAAAGGACCTCAACGCTCAGCCTCCAGGCGAACCCCACTACGAGAAAGGCGGGCTAAGATATGTGGATTTAATATTATGGCCGCCAAGCCGATATACAAAAAATGCCGAAGCGGACAATTCTAAATATTATGATATAAAAGTGATTATGGGATATACTGCGCCGCCCAAACAAGCCTTAGAGGCTATGGGTATTTCTGCAGAGGAAATCCGGGCTGTTAACAATATTGAAAAATTAAATACTATAGTCTCCCTTAATTTGACAGACCATACTTTAGACATAGGCGAACAAGGCGAAGTTACAATGACCGCAAATTATCGCGGCCGCCTCGAATCTGTGATAGGCTCCACGTCGGTTAACATTTTTCAAGACACCGCAAGAATATCTAAAGAAGGCAGCGTAGAAATATCTAAAAAAGTTGATCCAAAAAATAATCCTGCGCATGTTTTTAAACTAATAGGGATGATACGTGAGTTTCATAGTGAGCTGAACGAAACTGGTTGTAAAGATGACAAATGTGCATCAAGAAAAAAAATTAGGCAACTCTTAGAAAGCGATCATGTTTTTTCTTCGGTATACAAAGAAGCCGGCGGGCCCGCCACCAAAACTCAAAAGGGACAAACAAAGATTATTGGAGACGGGGAAGAAATATATTTATGGTTTAAACAGAGAGATAATTCTAATAGAATGCTGGCTATAATAAGAAAAAAAGTTGGAATGTTCAAAAAAGATATTTATAAAACCTTTGTTGACCAATTAATAACTGGTAACGATCAACGCGGCGCTGAACAACCAGAAACTAGGCTGTTTTGTATCAACGTCCCGAAAGAAAAAATGTCAGAATATTTAGGCGGCGTTGAGGAAAAGAAAGTTGTTGCAACAGAAACAGTAGAAGAGCTACAAGAGCTGGGCCTTAGTTACGAAGAGGCCCAGCAGCAGGTTATGGAGGGCGGCACGACCGCTGTGCCGAAGGGCCCCGCCCAAGTTAGTATTGGCCGCTGTAATACATTAGTTGCGAAGGACGCGCAGCTGCAAAGCGAGGTGGCGGAAGAAACGTCGACTCTTCTCGCCAATCAATCATCTGCAGCCGATAAAAATATTGGCGATAAAAAGAAAGATCCATCTCGCACATCAACACTCAACTACGATGGAGAAAATTATAAATTTTATTTTATTTATTTTGGTGACCTCATTGAATTAGCGTGTAAGAACGCAGGCTTACAGGCGCTAAACTTAATTGATCCAGAGGTCCTAGGAAAGAATGGCTCTGTTCGGACTTCTAACTCTGATATGCAGAGTTCTGCCCGGGCCTACCCACCCTTCCCGGAGACCACCTACTACGGGTATAATAACAAGAAAGGGGATCTTAATAAGGCGGCAGGACCTGGATACGGTTTAAATAATATGCGAGTGCTTCTAGGCCCGCTTGAATATATTGATGCTCGGACGGGAAAAATAAAAACTACAAATCTGGCTCAATTCCCTATATCTTTTAATTATTTTAGAGCCTGGTTCATGAAAAAAGTTATTAGGAAGAAGCAGGCAACTATGACTTTGGGAAATTTTTTAATGTCTTGCATGAATAATTTAATCATGCCTGCCATGGGCGCAGGAATGCCTACTAGCGTTCGAGCGTCTAAAAGCAAAGCTAGCTTAATATCTCTATCTTTACCTGGCAAGCAAGCAAACGAAAATCCAACAAACATATGTGGCAGAATGGTTGGCAAAGCGGAGGAGGTGCTGCCTCTTCATCGCACCCTCAATGTTGATGACGCGATTTTTAAAAGCCAATATCTGTCCGCCCTTGACAGTGGCCAGTCGACTGAAACAATGATAAAAACTTCACATGATTATTTATTACTGTATGTGACAACTGTAAAATCATTGAGAGCCCGAGATGGAAATCCGCTAACTGATTTAAAAGATGGTATATACCATTTCAATATCGGCACCGATCGTGGCCTTCTGAAAACCATGAATTTTAAAAGAGTGCAAGTAAAAAACATGGCAGAAATGAGATATATGCAAATGCAAAATCAGGGAGTCAATGCTCTGGCACAGCTAAAATTTCCCTATGACACGAATCTAGAGTTGGTTGGATCTCCTTTGTTCGTGCCAGGGATGTATTATTACGTTAACCCAAGCATGGCCGGCCTAGGCAACGTTGAGGACTCTAGATCTTTGGCTTTCCAGATGAATTTGGGTGGTTATCATGTGATCCACACGGTGACGAGCGAAATTACTCCTGGCGGCTATAGCACGAGCGTAGTAGGCACCCAAGTGCAGCAAGGGAAACCTAGGTGATGGCTAAAAATCTTACTGAGACAATCTTTGAATCGAAAAAAAACATACACGATGAATATAGAAAAAGATATAGTGATACAGCCGGTTTCGATTTAGAAAGAGAACACTTGTTTTACGGTCGCCTCGATCCCGATGGCGACGCGGTGTACTTAGACGATTCAAATTTAAAACAAATTTATGCCGGCCCAAGGAAAACTCATTTCGCTGCTGACTTTGTCTGTGACGCTTTTTCTAACATGAGACAGCATATCAAAAAAGTAGCTGATCGAGGGATGCTTGACAGGAACGGTGTCTTTCCTTTGAGCTTGGTGGTTCACAAAGCCTGGGGTCAGGGAGATTTAGAATATAATTATAATCAGCATATTAATAAGCTATATGTTGATTTCGTCGGTACTTATCTTCAAATTGACAGGCGCCATGAGAAAATAACAAATCAAAAAACTTTTATTAAAGAATTTATACGCTATTCGTTAAGAAATGCTGAATATTTTCCTGTTACAAAGACGGGTTTTATAACCTCGATACATTGTAGCCCCTTTATCAACGGTTTAATGATCGAAATCGCCCCCGAACGGCACGGCCTGCCAACAAATACCAGGGTTCTGTCCTACGCAAGAGATAAAAATTACCCTTTCTTTGTTAAAGAAATAAAAAAATTTGGGTTTATGATTGATAGAAACGCGCCATGGCGATTTGTATTTAACTTGGCTTCTGGTGAACTAACTAGAAAAGCCGACGCGTCAAAGTTGTCAGGTGCTCAGGCATTCATGGACGCCTACGGCGTTAATTTTGAAAATGTATTTAGCTTTTATTATCGCAAGGCGCACATAGAAGAAATGTTAAACATAACAAACCTTTTTTATTCTCTATATGATAGTTTTTATAAACAATACGGCACTTACGAAGTCGCGACCTATACTAAATGTGTCAAGGACCGAGACACCTATGATCTTCGGGTGCACTCCTCGCGCAAGCCTAGACAGCCCCCACAAGATATGAGCAGTGAAGAGCATTATGAATACTGGCTAAAAATTATTCTTAAGTTAAGGTTCAAAGAGACTAAGCATCATCACACGACACAAAATTTTAATTTTTATGTTAATGAAGTGCTAGATAACAAAAGGTTATTTGGTATCAAAGTTGCTCTAGATCACATTAATGAATTGACAAAGGGTCTCCCTGTAACTACCTTCAACGTAAGGGGTAAAAATTGGCATGGGGTAAGTGATTCGGAGTACAAGAAACGTGCACGTTTATCATTAGAAAACGTTCAGAACCCTAGCCATGTACAAACCTCGATAACCGGTACTAAAAATATAAAATGAGACAAATTGATTTTTCAAACATTGGACAATAAAAATGAATGTGCTGCAATCTATATTGATGGACGGATAACAAATGATTTTAACATTGCTGATCTGACCGCGACATGGGCGCCTAGTTTGCATTTTGCAGACCAGACTCTTGATTGCGCCCTTATCCGAGCCAACGGTGCTTCACTAGACGATGTGTGTCCGGAAGACTTGAAAAAAACGTGGCAAACAATTAACAAAAAAGCGATCGCTTTTTCGAACTCTTTCAAAAACTCACATATTAATTTAAACGATGTCTGCTTTTACGATTTATTGCCAAAAAAATTTTTATTGGAATTTTATGGTTTAAAAAATGATATTACTCAGCACGTGATTAAATCTTACGCGCGCCCAAAAAACGATAGCTTCATGCAGGAACTATTAATTTTTCTTAAGAAAATTGAAAATGTAAATTTAAATTTAAATTTTAAAAATTTAAACATGACAGATATTAAAGTAAGAAGATCTTTTTCGAAGATCAAAGATGCTCCATCTAAAATTAGCTACAATCCATGGGGGACAGTAACTGGAAGACTAACAACCAACAAGGACAGCTTTCCTATTTTAACTTTGAACAAGGAGCTAAGACCGGTTGTTAATGCGGCAAACGATTGCTTGCTGGAGCTGGATTTCAATGCCGCTGAAATTAGAGTGTTGATGTCCCTTCTAGGGCAAGAACAACCGAATGAGGATATCCATAACTGGATATCTAAAAATATATTTGGTAATAAATATAATCGTGACCAAAGTAAAAAGAAGGTGTTCGCATGGCTTTATAACCCCCTAGCCAAGAACAAAAAATTAAATCAATATTTAAATCGAGACGCGTTATACGATAAATATTATAACAATGGGTTTGTTGAAACTCCCTTTGGCCGAAAAATTGAAGTATCAGAGGACAAGGCAATCAACTATCTTATTCAAAGCACAACAAGTGATTTATTTTTGACTTCTGCGATGAGGGTTGATAAGATGCTAGAAGGCAAAAAATCTAATGTATGCTTTTGTATTCATGACAGCCTAGTACTAGATTATTCTAAAGAAGACCAAGCAATTGTAGAACAGGTTGTGCAAGAATTTTCAAATACTAAATTTGGATTTTTTAACACAAATTTGAATATGGGAAAAAACTTTGGAATGATGAGGAAACTCATATGAATATTATTGGGCTGGGTCTCGCTGGTTGCCAGATTGCAAAAAACTTTGAGAATTATGAACAATATAAGGTTTTTTGCATTGATGTGGAAGACAAAGGGTACCCTGCGTTTTTATCTATAGAGTATCAAAAATCCCATGAAGATTATGAAAAAAGCTACAAGGAGTTAAGTCTAGATGATTGCCGCGGCCCGACAACGTTTATTGTTTGCGGCGCCGGCGACGTAAGTGGCTGCTCTCTAAGGGTGCTGGAACAGATAAAAGAAAACCCTATTACACTTATCTATATAAGGGCTGATCAGCTACAACTTTCACCCGAACAAAAATTAAAAGATAAAGTCTTGTTCAACGTGATGCAACAATACACTCGCTCAGCGATGTTTGAAAATATGTATATCATTGATAACAGCATGGTAGAAATTACTCTTGAGAAAATATCAATTAAAACCTATTGGAAAGATATAAATAACATAATTTCGAGCACATATCACATGTTGAACGTTTTTAAAAATACGGAGCCACTGTTGGCCTCGTCTTCATCTAAGCCATCAACCGTTAGGATAGGTACTTTAGGCTTTGTAAATTACGAGACAAACAAAGAAAAGCTATTTTATGATATACAATTCCCTAGATCTATAAACTATTTCTACGGGATCAACGAGGAGACCCTAGAAGAAGATAAAAATATCCTGCATAATATACGGCACTTTACAAAACAGAAGGTCTCTGAAAAAATCGCAGTTAACTTTTCTATATTTTCAACTTTGTATGACCATAATTACATTTACTCAACGCGCTATGCCTCTTTTATACAAGAACAAAAAATAAAATAAAATATTTACTTTCATTTTAGAGTTATTATTATATTAACAGACGGCCGGAAGATTAACCGGTTGTACTATAGCTAAAAAGTAAAAAGGAGAATACAATGGGTATTGATTTAGCAAAGATGAAGGCAAAGCGCGACGCCTTAGAAAGTCGCGGAGGGCAAAGCGTCTTTTGGCGTCCAGAAGACGGAGAACAGGTAATCCGAATTGTACCGACTCCTGATGGTGATCCGTTTAAGGAATACTGGTTTCACTACAACCTGGGCAAGAATTCAGGATTTTTAAGCCCGAAGAAGAATTTTGGCGAAGACGATCCGCTAAATGATTTTGTACGTCAGCTATACAAGGAGGGCTCTGACGAGTCCATCAAAATGGCCAAAGACCTATCCGCACGACAGCGCTTCTTTGCGCCGGTAGTCGTACGCGGTGAAGAAGAAAAGGGTGTACGACTATGGGGTTTCGGAAAAACTGCGTACAAAGAACTACTAAATCTAGTACTTAATCCTGAATACGGTGATATCACCGATGTTGAGGAAGGCACTGATTTGCAAATTAATTATGGTAAGCCTCCAGGAGCACAATTTCCGCAGACTACCATTACACCTCGGCGTAAGTCATCCCCCCTGATGGAAGATGAAGAGAAGGCAGCTGCTTTCTTGGACCAAATTCCCAATTATGATGACGTCTTCGAGCGCAAGACGCCACAGCAAGTTCAGGCTATGCTTGACGAGCACCTCCTCAACGAAGAGGACGCAGAAGGCGTCTCTTCTGAGGCCACAAAGTATAGTAGTAGCTCAAGCACCAATTCAGTCGATCAAGCTTTCGCTGAACTCTTGTCATAAAGTCCTCCACCGCAGGGAGGCCTGGGTTTACAGAGGTCTCAACTTAAAATTTAATCAACAACTAGTTATTGTTGTGGACATCTTCATAATAATAGCCATGTCAACTGGCTTGTTTATATCGGGTATATCCCTTGGTGCTTATCTAGAAAATAAGAGGCTTTACTCAGTAAAACTTGTACAAGAGATAAATACTTGTCTCAAAGATACGCAAGAAATTTTATTGCCGCTAGCAAACAAGATAGAACATTTTGATATGAGGCAGGAATACTTTATAAACCACACCCTCGTTGATTACAACTATATAAAAGATCCAGAAATAACAATAGAAATACCTGTGTATGAATCAATAACAGGTGAATTAAGCTTAAAAGAGGAACAATGGTTAAGAAATCAAAGAAGCTTGGAAGATTAAGCATCAGTGAAATGAGAAATCTTATTAACAGAAAAGCAGGAACGGAAGTTGCTTTTGATTTAACGAAGGACAGCCCGACACAAGTAAAAGATTGGATTCCGACAGGCTCGCGCTGGCTTGATAGCATAGTGTGCCAAGGGCAATTAGCAGGAATCCCAGTTGGCAAAATTGTAGAGATCGCTGGCCTTGAGGGCTCGGGCAAATCTTATATGGCAGCCCAAGTTGCTGCAAACGCTCAAAAGATGGGCATTGATGTGGTATATTTTGATTCCGAATCGGCTATCGATCCTCAATTTTTGATCAACGCTGGTTGCGACGTGAACAACATTTTATATACGCAGCCTCCTAGCGTCGAATATGTCTTAGAAACTATTGAAGAATTACTGGGTTCAAATGATAACAGGATGCTATTCATTTGGGATTCATTAGCTTTAACACCTTCTGTGAGTGATGTAGAAGGAGATTTTAACCCACAATCCTCTATGGCTGTTAAACCCAGGATATTAGCCAAGGGCATGTCCAAGTTAACAGTACCCATCGCAGCTTCCAAGTCAACTTTCCTGGTGTTGAATCAACTTAAAACAAATATCACTAGAAGCCCATCTGAAGCTATGACCACTCCTTATGTTACACCTGGTGGAAAAGCGATGCACTACGCATATTCGCTACGTATATGGTTGACAAAGCGCAAAGCCAAGGCCTCTTTCATTGTCGACGACAACGGATATAGAATTGGCTCTGAAGTGAAAGCAACGCTAAAGAAAAGCCGCTTCGGGACAGAAGGTCGCCAGTGCACATTCAAAATTCTCTGGGGCGCAGATGTCGGGATCCAAGATGAAGAAAGTTGGCTCGAAGCAATTAAGGTTTCTGAAAGCGTGAAGCAGGCCGGCGCTTGGTACAACCTTGTATACGAAGACGGAACGTCCGAGAAGTTCCAAGCGGCTAAATGGAAAGAAAAACTACAAAGTAAGAAATTTAAGAATCGGGTACTCCAGATAATGGACGAAGAAATTATCATGCGCTTTGATAAGAGAGAAGGCAAAGCAAAAGAATTTTACGATATTGACAAAGAAGCATAATTCTTAATGATCGTGTTTTTATTTCTTGTTATTGTGCTTATATTATTAGCACATGAAAAAAGCGTTTAAAAACCACACATCATTTCTTGGTACGAATATCAACCCGACTAAAAAGGTTAAAAGATACTTTAGTTTAGCAAGAAACGTAGCTTTTAACAGTATATATGGTAAGATCCGCCATGGCGCGCTCCTAATTAAGGGAGGCTCAGTTATTAACACGTGTTATAACAAGGATAAGTTCTGTTCTTTTGGTACTAGATTTCGAGATCCCGACAGGGGTTACGCCACTATCCATGCGGAGCTGGGATGTGTTCTAGGTATGCCAAGATCTGTTACTACAGGTGCCGATGTATATGTTTGTAGAATCAACAAACAAGGGATATTTCGCAATAGTAAGCCATGTGCCATGTGTCATGAAGTACTTAAGCATGTTGGTATAAAAAGAGTTTTTTATACTACAGGTGATAACACTATTGAAATGTATAAGCTTTAGACTATTTAGCTTGAGGGCACAACTTATGGAAAAACTAGAAAATTTAGTACAAGAAATCTTAGATAATACTATGTGGGAAGCAGAATGCATGATGCGCTCTGACAGAAGCGAAAATATTACGGTAATTACCGACAATTTACGCGGCGTGTGCGGTATCACTGTTGTTACCGTTATCGGACCAGCCGAAAAACTCAACAAACACGTTGAACGCAGCATATTAAATGTAAAATTCTTCAGAAAAGAGCCAACAATCACGGGCCATTTAAAAACAATGGCCATCGAAGCTAGAAAGATAGACGGTATTTATTCGTTTATTCCAAAGCAGGCCAAACAAGTATTTAGCAGAATCTATCGCCCAGGGATAAAAAATGTATGATGGTAAGAGAATATTAATTATTGACCAATTAAACCTTTTTTTTAGAAACTACATTGTAAACCCCAGCTTATCGACAAATGGCGCTCCAATTGGAGCCCTTAAGGGTTGCTTTCAAAGTCTGCAGAAGATTTGCAGAGAATCAAAACCCGATTTAATTGTTATTTGTTGGGACGGCGAAGGCGGATCAAAAAAGCGCAAGCTTATGAAAAAAGATTATAAGGCCGGCCGCAAGCCTATACGACTGAACCGCAACATCAGGAATCTGCCTGAAGACCAGGAAATTGAAAATAAAATTTGGCAGCAGACAAGGCTGGTTGAATATTATAATCAAGTGCCAATTGTACAATTTATGTTTAAGGGCACTGAAGCAGATGATATCATTGCCTACCTTTCCCAGCTTAAAGAATTTGAAAAGGCAGAAAAGTTAATTGTTTCAAGCGACAAGGACTTTTTCCAGTTGCTTACAGCAAAAACAGTACAATACAGACCGGTACAAAAAGAAATCCTCAATCAGAAATCAATATTAGAGAAGTTCAATGTACACCCGGCAAACTTTGCCATGGCAAGGGCTATGGAAGGTGACAAATCAGATAACATCGATGGTATCGAGGGCCTGGGTTTAAAGACAGTTGCTAAACGCTTTCCGTTTTTAAAGGAAGAAAAGACAGCCACCTTCAAAGACCTACTGAATTATTGCCGGCAAAAATCAGAGGAAACAAATATCAAGGCATATCATAAAATTTTAGAAAACGAGGACGTTCTTCGAAGAAATTACCATATGATGCAACTTTATAATCCAATTTTAAGCATTAACTCAAAAAAAGTCATTCGCGAAACGATTAGAGGCCCTGACTGCGCTTTCAACAAAACAGAGCTGATTAAAATGATGATAAAGGATGGTTTTGGAGAAATTAACTTTATCGACCTCTTTCAACAGTTTAACAGAATAGCCATAGACAATCGCTAAATTGTCACTAAAATATTCTTATTGGAGGAAATAATATGACTAAGGAAGTCGACTTCTCAAGATATGGGAAACAGTTCCAAGAATCACTTGCACAAATGATTTTGGAAGATCGACCATTTGCTGATCAAATAGAAGAAGTATTAGATACACAGTTCTTTGAACTAAATTATCTTCGTATTTTTGTATCAAAAATATTTAATTATCGCAAGAAATATAATGTGCACCCCACAAAGAAGATCATTGCCTCTATCTTGAGGACCGATCTAGAAAAGTTTAACGATGCATCACAAAAACAAGTAAGAGACTACTTCGCCAGAACCTGTATTAAGGATGTTTCTGACGCACAGTACATTAGAGATACTAGCTTAGACTTTTGTAAAAAACAGAAGCTAAAAGAGGCTTTGATGAAAACTGTGGATCTTATCCAAAGCTCATCCTACGATGAAGTACGCAAGGTCATTGACGATGCCCTCAGGTTGGGCACAGACAACAACTTTGGCCATGATTTTTTGAAGGACTTTGAATTAAGATACGAGATCAAAGCTAGAAGCCCAATTTCTACTGGGTGGGAAAAAATTGATTCTTTGATGAATAACGGCCTAGGCTCTGGAGAATTGGGAGTTGTTGTGGCACCCACCGGCGCCGGCAAGTCAATGGTGCTAACTCACTTGGGCTCTCAAGCGATAAAAGACGGCAAGAACATAGTCCATTATACTTTAGAACTTTCTGAGGCGGCCACTGGCCAGAGATATGATAGCTGTATTAGCGGTGTACCTTTGAATACTCTTTTCCACCAAAAGGAGGAGGTGTTAGAGATGATATCTGATTTGAAAGGCTCTTTGATAATTAAAGAGTATCCCACTAAAACAGCAAGTACAAACACAATAAAAACACATTTAGAAAAATTAAAAAAAAGAAATCATAAAATTGATATGATTTTAGTAGATTACGCTGATTTGCTTAAACCCGTTACTAATTTTAAAGAGAAACGCAACGAATTAGAGTCTATTTATGAAAGCCTCCGCGCCATGGCGCAAGAATACAAATGTCCAATTTGGACTGCATCCCAGACAAACCGAACAGGGCTGAACGCAGAAGTGGTAACTATGGAATCTATTTCAGAAGCATTTAACAAATGTTTTGTATCCGACTTTATTTGTTCTATTTCTAGAACAATTAAAGATAAGAACGCAAATACCGGCCGTATGTTCGTTGCTAAAAACAGGAATGGGCCAGATGGTTTAGTTTTTCCTCTCTTTATGGATCCAAGTAACGTATGTATAAGAGTGCTAGCCAAAACCGATACTCCTGTCATTTCGTCCTCAATGAAGCCAAACGAATTAGCCACCGCGCTGAAAGATAAATATAAACAATTTAGAATTGCAAGAAATCAACAAAATATAGGAGGAATCAATAATGGAACTACAGAATAGGATCTTATCAGACCTCACCGTACACATGAAATACTCTAGATATATCCCGAAATTAGAAAGGAGAGAAACATGGGATGAGTTAGTAACGAGAAATAAAAACATGCATCTTAGAAAATATCCTGTTTTACGAGAGGAAATAGAAGAGGCGTATAATTACGTCTATGAAAAAAAAGTTTTACCATCTATGCGATCCATGCAATTCGGCGGCAAGCCGATTGAAGTGGCACCTAACCGGATATATAACTGTGCTTTTATGCCTATCGATCATATCGCTTCTTTCTCTGAGTGTATGTTTCTCCTTCTCGGCGGCACTGGCGTTGGATTTTCTGTCCAAAGGCACCATGTTGGTAAGCTCCCCGAAATTCAGAGGCCAAATTCGAAAAGATCTAGGCGTTTTCTTATCGGAGATTCGATCGAAGGATGGTCCGATTCTATAAAAGTTTTGATGCAATCTTATTTTAAAGGCGGCTCAAAGATAAAATTTGATTTTTCTGATATCCGTCCGAAAGGAAGCAGACTAGTTACAAGTGGAGGCAAAGCCCCCGGCCCTCAGCCGCTAAAAGAATGCTTGTTAAAAGTACAAGGCATCCTTGACGAAAAAGAGAATGGAGATACACTTGAGCCTATTGAAGTACACGACATTATTTGTTATATTGCTGATGCTGTTCTTGCCGGGGGGATTCGTAGGGCTGCTCTTATCTCGCTTTTTTCCGCAGAAGATAAAGAGATGCTTGCTGCCAAGACAGGAAATTGGTGGGAAACAAACCCACAACGAGGACGTGCGAACAATTCAGTTGTCCTCATGCGACATTTGATTACTCATGATTTTTTCATGGCCATCTGGGAACGCGTTAAAGAGTCGGGTTCAGGCGAACCCGGGTTTTATTTTTCCAACGATAAAGATTGGGGGACCAACCCCTGTTGCGAGATTGCTTTAAGACCTTACCAGTTCTGTAATTTAACAGAGATAAATGTTTCTGATGTAGAGACACAAGAAGAGTACGAAGATAGGGCTAAAATAGCTTCTTTCATCGGCACACTGCAAGCTGGATATACCGACTTCCATTATCTTAGGGACGTCTGGAGCAGAACTACAGAAAAAGACTCACTTATAGGAGTTTCAATGACCGGTATTGCATCTGGTAAAGTATTAGGTCTAGATATGAGGGCTGCTTCTCTCGTGGTTAAAAAAGAAAATCGTCGAGTAGCGCCGCGGATTGGTGTAAAGCCGGCCGCGCGCACTACTTGTGTTAAGCCCGCCGGCACAACATCGCTAGCGTTAGGAACGTCTTCTGGCGTGCATGCATGGCATAACGATTATTATGTGCGCCGTATCA